CGCTACGGTCATGTTTGAGGTCAATGTGTATTCCAATAAGACTTCCGGGAAGAAGTCGGAATGCAAGAAGATCATGAGTCTGATTGACGGCATGATGTACGGCATGAATTTCACCCGAATTTCTCTTTCTCCTGTTCCCAACATGGAGAACGCTACGATCTATCGTCTGGTGGCTCGGTATCGAGCCGAAACGGACGGCACTACTATTTACAGGAGGTAAATGAAATGGCTATTTCTACCTACAAGGTCTTTCTTATGCACAAGACCAGCGGTGGTGATACCTACTCCAAGCTGGTAGACATTAAGGAGTTCCCCGATCTCGGCGGCGAACCCGAAATGCTGGAAACCACCACCCTGAGCGATAATATGCAGACCTATATCGCCGGTATTCAGTCCCTCGATGGTCTGGCATTCGCTGCTAACTACGATCTGGCGAAGTTCCAGGAGCTGAAAGCTCTGGAAGGTTCTCAGCATGACTTCGCTGTGTGGTTCGGCGGCACCGAAGCTGGCGGTGTGGTCACTCCCGATGGTTCCAACGGTAAGTTCTCCTTCAAGGGTGAGCTGTCCGTCTATCCTGTCGGCGGTGGCGTGAACGAGGTCGTTGGTATGAACATCACCATCGCCCCTTCCACCCCCATTGCTTTCTCTGCCACCTAAGAAGTAATCGGCCTAAATGATAAGGAGGATTTATCATGGCAAAGCAGCTCGTAATCAATGACCCCGTTTCCGGCGTGACCTACACGCTGGAATATACCCGCAAGTCCGTTGAGATGATGGAGAAGCAGGGCTTTATCGCAGACGATGTTGAGAAGAAGCCCATGACCATGCTCCCCGCTCTGTTTGCGGGTGCTTTTCTGGCACACCACCGCTTTGTTAAGCGGGAAATCATCGACAACATCTACAAGAAGCTGACCCACAAGGACAAGCTGATTGAGAAGCTGGTCGAGATGTATAACGAACCCATCATGACCCTGCTGACCGAGCCTGAGCAGGAGGGCAACGAGGGAAACCTGAGCTGGACTGCGGACTGGTAAGCGAGTCGCAGTCCGGTAGAACGGGGAGCGGCGGCGGTCTACGCTCCGCTTCCCGTTTCGCTTACACAGAGAAATTTTACGAGGTCTTCCCGTACTACCTTGCGATTGGTATGACCTACGATCAGTTCTGGAACGAGGATTGTGAATTGGTCAAGTATTACCAGAAAGCCGCACAGATCAAGCAAGACCTCAAAAATCAGGACGCATGGCTTCAAGGTATGTATATCTATGAAGCTCTCGTTGACGCTTCGCCCTTGTTCCGAGCCATGGGTGCCAAGAAGCCTACTCCGTACCGCCGAGAGCCTTATGAGCTTAATATGCGGAAAGACGAGCGTGTGCAGCAGAAGCGGGAACAGAAAAATGATGATAAAGCGAAAGCCTTTATGGAAGCCTTTGCCATGGCGAACAACAAGAAATTTCAACAGAAAGGTGGTGGCGTAAATGGCTGATAATGTGGAAATTCAGGGCATTGAATTTCAGATCATTTCCAGCGGTGAGGAAGCGGACAGTTCGCTTTCTAAGCTGAAAAAGACCCTGAGCGGTCTGAAATCTCCCGCCAATGAAAGCACCTCTGCCCTTGGGCGTATGCGAAACACTTTGGGTGGTCTGAATTCCGTCATGAAGACAATGACATGGAATACGGTCTACATGGGTCTGCGGAAGGTTTCTTCCCTGATTGCAAAGGCAATCACGAAATCCAATGCTTACCAAGAGAACCTGAACCTTTTTACCGTTGCTATGGGTAAATACGCAGATCAGGCGTTGAAGTACGGTCAGACGGTCAGCGACATTCTTGGCATTGATATTTCTCAATGGGTTCGCAATCAGGGTGTCTTCATGACCCTCGCAACTGGTTTCGGCGTAGTTGGTGATCGTGCGTACATCATGAGCAAAAACCTGACTCAGCTCGGCTACGACATTTCTTCCTTCTTCAATATCTCTGTTGAAGACGCTATGCAGAAGTTACAGTCCGGTATCTCTGGCGAATTGGAACCTCTGCGTAGATTGGGCTACGACCTGTCGCAAGCCCGTTTGGAAGCGGTTGCTCTGTCCCTCGGTATTGACAAGAGTGTTTCGTCCATGACTCAGGCTGAAAAGGCTGAGTTGCGATACTATGCAATCATGACTCAGGTCACTACGGCTCAGGGTGACTTGGCGAGAACCCTTGACGCTCCCGCCAACCAGCTTCGTATTCTGAAAGCTCAGTTCGAGATGGCAGCTCAGGCTATCGGTAATATTTTCATTCCCGCCTTGAACGCTATCTTGCCTTACGCTATTGCCGTGGTACAAGTCATTCGTGAGATCGCCAACGCCATTGCCAACCTGTTCGGCTTCAAGCTAACCGAAGTTGATTACTCCGGGGTCGGTGAATTGGCGAGCGGTGCGGGTGATCTTGCTACCGGCCTTGATGACGCTGCCGGTGCCGCCAAGAAGTTGAAGCAGTATACTGCTGGCTTTGACGAGCTGAATGTATTTGCTCCCGCTAACGCTTCCGGCTCTGGTGCTGGCGGTGGCGGGGGAACCGGCTTCGATTTTGAAATGCCCGAATATGACTTCCTCGGTGACGCAATTTCTACCAAGGTTGGCGAGATCAAGGCAATGCTCGAACAGAGCTTGGCTGAGATTACCGTTATGGTGAGCGGCTTCCTGCTGGCAGTCGGTGCAATGCTTGTTCTGACTGGCGCAAACATTCCTCTCGGCCTTGGTTTGATGGCGGCGGGTGCTGTCGGTCTGGCGGCTACTGCGGCTCTCAACTGGAACAGCATGAGTACCGAATTGGCGAATACTCTCGCTTTGATTACGGGCGTAATCAGCGGCTTCATGTTGGCCTTGGGTGCAATCATGGCGTTCAGCGGTGCGAATGTCCCCTTGGGTATCGCTCTGATGGCCTTGGGTGCCGTAAGCCTTGCTTCCGCTGTGGCAATTAACTGGCATTGTAGTGACCAGCCGTTGACGGACGCTCTGACCACCTTGACGGGCATTCTCGCCGGTGCTTCTCTGGCAGTCGGCGCAATGTTGGCCTTTACGGGTGTGAATGTTCCTCTCGGTATTGCTCTGATGGCGATTGGCGCAGTATCTATCGCTTCCGCTGTGGCTCTCAACTGGAACGCCCTGACAGACGCTATCAGTTCTCCCTTGGCTCGTATTACTACTCTCGTTGGCACGGCAATGCTGGCCTTGGGTGCAATCCTCGCATTCAGCGGTGGCAGTCTGCCCTTGGGCATTGCGCTTATGGCAGTCGGTGCGGTATCTATCGCTTCTGCGGTAGCCCTTAACTGGAACGGCCTGTCTGATGAAATCAAGGGTACTATCGCTATTATCACGGCTTCTGTTTCTCTGGCTTTACTGGCAGTTGGTGCAGCTCTGGCATTCTCCGGCGTGAACATTCCCTTGGGTCTGGCTCTGTTGGCGGGTGGCGCATTGATGATGGGTACCGCTGTTCTCCCGAATTGGGAAAGCCTGTCCGAGTCGGTGAGAAACACGATCAGCATTATTACTGCTGCTGTGGGCGGTGCGCTTCTGGCAGTCGGTGCTATTCTTGCCTTTACCGGCGTGGGTATTCCCCTCGGTATCGGTCTGATGTTGGTTGGTGCCGCAGCCCTCGGTACAGCGGCAGCTCTCAACTGGAACACCGTACTGAATAAGGTCAAGGAAATCCTGAAAAACATCGGCGTAGCGGCGGGTGGCGCACTTCTGGCACTCGGCCTGTTGCTGATCGTAACCGGCGTGGGTATTCCCCTCGGTATCGGTCTGCTTCTGGCGGGTGCGGCTACTCTGGCTACCTCGGTGGCTCTGAATTGGGACTTCTTCAAGCAGAAAATTCAGTATATGTTGGACGGCGTGACCACGGCATTCAAGAGCTTCATTAACGGTGGCCTTGGTCTGTTCGAGAATTTTGTCAACGGCGTTATTCGTATTGTCAACAAAGTCATTTCTTGGGTCAATAGCGCAGTCGGTTGGTTGGGTATCTCTATTCCCTTCATTGCCGAGGTCACTATTCCCAAGTTGGCTGACGGCGGTTTCGTTGATGAAGGTCAGCTCTTTATCGCCCGTGAAGCGGGTGCGGAAATGGTCGGTGCCATTGGTCGTAGAACCGCAGTTGCCAACAATGAGCAGATCGTAGACGGTATTGCCGCTGGTGTCAGCATTGCAAACGACAGCGTGGTTGCCGCAATCTATGCTCTGCTGAATGTGGTCGAGGGTAAGGAAATGTCTGTCGCAATCGGTGACGATGTGATTGGGCGTTCCTATGATCGTTACAACCGCAACAGAGGTGTCCGTGTGAATGATGGTGCCTTTGCCAACGCTTACTAAGGAGGGGTGTGGATATGGCGGCTTTTATCAAAATCAATGGTCACGAATATCCCGCCCCTCGTAGGGGCTTGAACCTGATGGTGGCTACCATTGTAGACGCAGCTCGAAATGCAAATGCCGTCACCGTGGGTCAGAAGGTAGGCCGTGACCAACAGAAGTTGAACAATCTCTATTGGGGTTATCTTGACGCTGCCACATGGTCTGCCATTCTCAAAGAGTTCGAGAATTTCTATGTCACGGTAAGCTACCCTGACATGGTGAACAACACTTGGACTACTCGGAAGATGTACCCCGGTGACAGAACCGCAGAGCCGTTCCATCTCGACCCTGTGACTCAGCTTCCGTTGGACTACCTCAACTGCAAGGTCAATCTGATTGACTGTGGCGAAGAATTGTAAGGAGGTGGGCGCATGAAGTCTGTAAGCTACGCTTACAAAAACAGCATGAAGTCCATGCTCCGCAATCGCTCTCATGTCCGAATTACTTTCGGCAATGTTGACCCCGCTGCCGCTACGGACGGCGAATGGGTCAGCAATGGAGCGCAGAGCTATTCCGAGTTCGACACGGTTGATTACGCCTTTGAGTATGACGAGTCCTATGCGGCCTTGGAGCTAAACCGGTGGGCATTGGACGGTAATACGATCATCGTCCCTGCGTCCGGTACCATGGAAGACGGCTTTGTGTCGAGCCTTATGAGTGACGAGAACGGAGAATTTTCTGCGGCGGCTGTGCTGACCCGTGAGTTCTCAGAACCTCGCACTTTCCCCGGCGTGACTCTGACATTTGACACTCGCTATCAGGAATGGCCTTTGTCCGTGACGGTTGACTTCTATCTGGACGGTACGGTGAAGGACAGCGTAACCGTTCCCGTAACAGGAACTAAGGTGATCGTCAATACCAGAACCGCCGAGATCGACAAACTGACCGTAACCTTCGGTAGCGGTCTTCCGTATCGCAGACCTCGCTTGGAAGGGGTACTGTATGGCGTTGAAAAAACCTTCCTGAACAGCGACATTGTTTCCACCAGACAGACCCACGATGTTGACCCGCTGAGTCGCAGATTGCCGCAGGAAACCATGCAGTTTGTGATCTTGGATTATGAACACAATTACGACCCCGATAACCCGTCCGGCATTTATGCCTATGTCGATAAAAATTCCCCGGTAGTAATCCAGTTCGGCTATGAGCTGCCTGACGGCACCGTGGAATGGGTTAAGGGTGATAAGTATGTATTGAACGCTAAACCTGTGGCTCGAAACAACAAGGCTACTTTCACGGGAACGGGTCTGGTTGGCAGTCTGACCGGTACTTTCTATAAGAGCAAGCTCGGTTCCAAGAATTTCTACGATATGGCTGAGGAAGTCCTGTTGGACGCTGATCTCACGCTGACCGAAAATGGCACAAATCCTTGGGTCATTGACGAGTCGCTGAAAGAGATGTTCACCACGGCGGCTCTGCCTATCGACACCCACATGAATTGTCTGCAACTGATCGCTCACGCTTGCCGGTGCCGCCTTTTCACCGATGATGACAATGTTATCCACATTAAACCTTTCGGTGTCACGGTGGTCGGTATTTACAGCGGTGAGTGGGCTGACAATGGGCATGAGTGGTACAGCGAATGGGGTACCGTAGACCGTGGCAACACGGCGGGTAATACCTACGCTACCTTGGAGCTGAACCGGTGGACGCTGGACGGTGGAGATCAGGTAATTATTCCCGACAGCAACCCCACGGGCAGAGGTTTCGTCAGCGAAGCCATGACTGATGAGGACGGCACTTATGACACGGCTCCTGTCTTCACCAAATCTTTTGATGTTTCCCACGATTTGCCGGTTCTGGCACTTCGTTTTGACACGCCGTTGGGTGAGTACCCCACCTCCATTCAGGTGAAGTATTACAACGGCGACACTCTCCTTGACACACAGACGGTCAACGGAATTATCTCGTCTGAGGTATTCGTGAACACCAATGTCGCCATTGATTGTACCAAGATCGAGGTAAGCCTGTTTGGTGGTCTGCCGTACCGCCGTATGCGTGTCAGCAAGGTCTATTATCGAGAAACTGACTTCACTCTGGACTTCACTTCCATTGCAGAAAATAGTCAGGTGATCTCGAAAATCGACCAGTTGAAAGCGGTGTCCGTTGCCCGGTATGCCTATACCGCTGACGGCGACACCCAAACACTCTTTGAGGGAACGACCACCGAAACTCAGCTCCATGTTGAGTTTTCTGGTCTGGCACAAGATGTTCAAATCACGGTGTCTGGCGGCACATTGGAGTCTTCCAATATCTACGCCAGAGCAGCGGACTTGGTGTTATCCTCCGGCACCAAAACCGTCAAGATCACCGGACAGTCCCTCTCCGAAAACTCGGTGGTCGTTTCCTACCCCGTAGCTTTGGAGGGAGAGATTGACAAGGAGGAAAATCCCCTTATCACCAACGATGAAATGTGTTCGGCTCTGGCTACCCATGTCATGCGGTATCTGCAAATGCGAAACACCTACGAAGCCAATTACAGGGGCAACCCCGAAATGGAAGTCGGTGACATTATCGGTTTGCAGACACTCTACACCTCTGAGATGGACGCATTGATCTTGGTCGATGAAATCACATTCAATGGCTCTCTGAGCGGAAAGATGAAGGTGAAAGGATTGATATGAGTACCATCATTGACACTCTGATCTATGACCGCACTCAGGCCGATGTTGACCGTGTTTTCACTCTGAAAACCAAAATCCTCACGGAAGGGCTTAATGCCCTTTCCGCTGAGGAATTGGCAGAGTACATGGCTGGCATGAAGGGTGCCTACAATTACACGGACATGAACCGTGTGGGTCAGGCGGTGGCCTATATCGCCGACCGAATGATCGCTCTGCCTACGGAATTGGAAACCTATCGTGAAGAAAGAGAGGTAGCCGATGACCCTGCTTACCATGTCCCTTATGACGCTGACAGCGTTGTGGTTACTGCAAAGACGAATTGGGCTATGGGGGACACTCCCACTCAGTCTGTCGTGGCAGCTTACCTCGCAGACCTGTCTACCCTTCGTATGCAGATCACGCTCCCTGCGGACGCACCCGCAGTCCCGACCTCCCTGAACAACCTTACCTTTTCCGTGGCGAATGATATTGAATATCTGCTGTATGTCATCTATCAGGCATTTTTGGAAGTGGAAGCGACACTCTATCGCAAGATTGATTACACCGTTGCCACTTACGCCTATGCCGGTATTGCGTACAGCGGGGAATAAGGAGGAAATTTCATGAAAGACACAATCATCAAGGGAGATGGTACCTCCCGCACCGTCAAGGCTCCGGCTACCATGCCGGAAACCTTCGAGGAATGGCGCAGTCAGCTCATGGACGGCTCTGCCACGCTGGACATTGGCCTGAACGCTGCTGGCTGTGATGTGGTCGGTATGGCTCTGAACAAGAACAATATGCTGACTGACGCAACCGCTGCCGCTCTGGAATTGGAGTCCGCAGACCCTACCGTGAATGACGCTCTGTATGCTCTGAGCCAGAAGGGTTCTCCCGCTGAGGTTCGAGTCATGGGTGATGTGGGTACTACCGTCACCATGGTCAGGGGAAGTAAAACCCTGACCGGCACCGTTGGTAGTGCTGGCTATGCCACCCTCTATCCTACCGAGTTGGGTGAGTGGTCTATCACCTTCATTTATGGCGGCACTCAAAAGGTCAAGGCGTTCACTCTGGAAGTCATCGGCATTGTCACAGTCTATCCCTTCGTTGTGGGTGACTCGTTGGAAGCGACCTCTTGGAGCGATATTTCCATCATGAGTAAGTTCGGTGTCTGCGACCAGTTTTTCAAGGTTGGTGACAAGAAGAACATTACCGTGAACGGCGTAAGCTACCCTGTGCAGATCATCGGTTTCAATCATGACACCCTGTCTGATGGCACCAAGGCCGGTGTGACCTTCCAGCTGGTAAACTGTCTGGCAACGACCTATTCCATGGAAGCCAGTAACACCAACGCAAACGGTTGGGAAGGGTGCGTTATGCGTAAGACTACGCTGAACACCACCATTTACGGTCAGCTCAATTCTGATTTGAAGTCGGTTATCAAAGCTGCCAACAAGGTTTCTTCTGTCGGTAATAACAGCTCTGGTTTGGAAACCACTTCTGACAAGCTGTTCTTACTGTCTGAAATCGAGGTCTTTGGTGCAACCACTTACTCTTTTGCGGGTGAGGGTAGCCAGTATGAGTATTACAAGGCTGGCAATTCCACCATCAAGACCGTGAATGGTTCTGCGAACGCCTGGTGGGAGCGTTCTCCTCGTAGCGGCGGCACCAACGGCTTCTGCAGTGTCGACAGCGGCGGCAACGCCAGCGGTAACGCCGCCAGCTCCAGTAATGGCGTGTCCTTCGGCTTCTGCGTTTAATCCATCATCAATTCAATCCCCGCCCCGTCAGGGGCGGTGTAGGAGGGTAAAAAGTGTCAGTTGTGAAATCCATGCGTGGTGAGAGTACCATGCAGTTTGTTGAAACCGCAAGGCGGTTGGAGCTTCATGCTTTCTCTGTATGTACGAAAGCTCCGAAGCGGTATGCGCCGTTTCTGACGCACCGTATCTTCGAGCTGGCTTCCACGGTACATGAGGAAGTTCGGGCGGCGAACAACATTATCCCGAAAAATCAGCATGAGCTTCAAATGCGGCGAGATCATCTGACCAACGCCAACATTGCCCTTCAAAATCTCAGTCCCAAGCTGACTTTGCTCTATGACGCTATTCTCCAAAATCCCGAAAAGTGTCCGTGGATTGACAACGCTATGAAGGTTTTTGGAGAGTACATCATAGATGAAGCGAAGCTCATTTCAAGTGTTAAGAAATCAGATCACGACAGGTACAAAAATCTGCCTGACTAATTTTAATGGGTCAAGTCCTGCTACTCTTTGTCGTTCTGCGAACAACTGGTGGGAGCGTTCTCCTAATAGCGGCAACACCAACAACTTCTGCAATGTCAACAGCAACGGCAACGCCAACAATAACAACGCCAGCAACAGTAATGGCGTGTCCTTCGGACTCTGCAACTCGAATAGGTCAGTCGTAGTAACCCCCTTGGGTGAAATCAGTACCTCTTGCAGAGGGAGGGCTTGTTCCCGGCTCTCAGAGCCAAAACATTCCTTCGATGTAGTCAGCCGGACGCTGCTTGCATGGTGCGAAATGTACGGTATCGCATTTCATGGCTGGTACTACTATGCAGTTAGAACCCGTACCCAAGAATAATACTGTACGGAGGGAACCCTTTAATATGACAAGCGAAGAACGGAGAGAAGCCCGTTACCAACGCCGCAAGGCCAAGCGTGACGAAGCCCGTCTTATGCGGAGTCAGCAATGCGGCGATTTTGACGAGGTATTCTCGTTCCGGCACCTCTACCTTGCAGGAAAGAAATGCTGCAAGGGCGTTTACTGGAAGAATTCTACACAGCGGTACATTGGCAATCTCATTCCTAACACGGCGAAATCTTTACGATCTCTGGAAAACGGCACCTTTCGTCATCGTGGCTTCCACGAATTCGACATTGTTGAGCGTGGCAAGAAACGGCATATCCGATCTGTTCATATCTCTGAACGAGCGGTGCAAAAGTGCCTGTGCGATTACTGTATCGTGCCGATTTACTCAGCGTCCTTTATCTACGACAACTCGGCAAGTCTGAAAGGTCGTGGTATGGACTTCGCCCTGAGAAGAATGATCTGCCACCTTCAACGGCACTACCGCAAGCATGGCCTGAACGGAGGGGTATTACTCTATGATTTTCACAGCTTCTTCGATCTGGCTCCCCATGAACCGCTGTTCCGTGAAGCAGAGCGGCGCATTCATGACCCGAAGCTGAGGGAGCTTGCCAACAGCTTCATTCAGGATTTTGG